CGCACAACATCTCAATGCAAGTAATACTGCAACGGATATTGTGGCATTTGTATCAGACGATCCTTACGAAAGATTTGAGATACAATCGGACAATACACTAGCATCTGCTCAAACAGACGTGTTCATGAACTATGACATTCTGTACGCAGCAGGTGATTCAGCAAACTATGTATCAAATGTAGAATTAGATGACTCAACTTTGAGTTCAACTAATGGACAATTGAAAGTAGTGGGAGTTGCAAAAGATCCTGACAATAATAATTTAGCTGCAAGTAATGTTAATTTTGTTGTTATGATCAATGAGCACTTCTTAAATTCAACGGCAGGAGTATAATCATATGGCTATATCACGAGGACAACTAGTTAAAGAACTAGAGCCAGGTTTGAACGCCCTGTTCGGCTTGGAATATAAGAGGTACGAAAATCAACATGCTGAGATATATGCAACAGAAACATCAGACAGAGCTTTTGAAGAAGAAGTTATGTTATCTGGTTTCGCTAATGCTCAAGTAAAACCCGAAGGATCAGGTGTAGTTTTTGACAGTGCTCAAGAAACTTTCACTGCTAGATACACTATGGAAACAGTGGCTCTTGCCTTCGCTATTACTGAGGAAGCGGTCGAAGATAACCTGTATGACAGACTGTCAAGCAGATATACAAAAGCGTTAGCAAGAAGTATGGCTAACACTAAGCAAGTTAAATCAGTTAACCCTTTGGTTAATGGTTTCGGAGGTGGTTTCACTTCTGGGGATGGAAGCAATTTATTTGCAACTAGTCACCCAACTATTGCAGGTGTTGTGTCAAACACACTAGCTACAGCAGCTGACTTAAACGAAACTTCATTAGAGCAGTCGTTGATCGACATCGCGGCTTTCACTGATGAAAGAGGTTTAAAAATTGCAGCGAAAGCGACAAAAATGATTGTCCCTTCTGCGCTACAATTCCAAGCTGAGAGATTGATGAAATCAGAAGGCAGAGTTCAAACTGCTGATAACGATATCAATGCAATCAGATCAATGGGAATGGTTCCTCAAGGTTACAGAGTGAACAATTTCTTAACTGATCCTAATGCATTCTTCCTTATCACTGATGTTCCAAACGGAATGAAACATTTCGTTAGAACACCAATCAAAACAGCTATGGAAGGTGACTTCGACACAGGAAACTTAAGATTCAAAGCTAGAGAAAGATACCAATTTGGTGTTTCTGACTTTAGAGGAATTTTCGGTTCTCCAGGTGCTTAATCACTAATATATTAAATTAAAAGGGGGCTACCAAGCCCCCTTTTTTTATGATAGAAAGACAAAATAATCATGAAAAAGTTCTTAATTAAAATCACTGCTTACGGATATATAACCGAGTTTAAGGTTATAGCTGAAGATAGCTCAAAAGGGGTGGAAGACGCAGTCCTTGACAAGCTAGGAGAAAATGATATTAATTGGGAGAAGTCAGATTTTTATGACTTAAATAGAAAATGGTTAACCTTTGAGGAGATTAACGATGACGAACTTACAAGACCTCTACAAGCAGAAAAGGTCTCTGGAGTTGAGTTGGGAGCAGGAGCATCTTAACGAGGGTAGATATACTCTTGATATGGTCAGAATAGATCATAAAGTTAGAAAAGTAATTGCTGACATTAAGATGAAAGAAGCTGAGCTAGCACATCATGTTAGCAAAGTAGAAGACTCCGCACCACAAGTTTCTGTAGCTACTTAGTAAAAAGCTACATCGCTAAAATCGTACTTTTACCCTAAGGATATCTTGCACTCTTTTAAAAAATAACATATAAATAAATCACTATACATTAAATTGGATATCGACGCGTATAGTCGACGGCCTAGAGACGGTATTCAAATAACTAGGAGGATAATAACATGGCAAATACTACATTTTCGGGACCAGTCATTTCAAAAAATGGCTTTATAACAACAGGCCCCGGAGCAACAAAAGCAATTAATTCTACTGGCTTAGGTGCTCAAGGATTAAATTTAACGGTTAATGCTCACGCAGGCAGACTGTTAATATCACAAGACGCAGATGGTATTTATACTTTACCAAGCATTAATGCGAATGCTAACTCTGCTGTAGCAGGATCAACTGACTACAACAATCCAAATAACCTTGGTGCTACATTTATGTTTTACATAGACACACTAGCAACTGATGTTCAAATTCAAACAGATGGTGTTGATAAGTTCACAGGCGCAGCTATGATTGCAGTGGATGATGGAGCTAAAAAAGCTTTCTTTCCAGCAGCAGCAAATGATGTTCTTTCTATGAATGGAACAACAACTGGTGGGATCGTTGGGTCTGTAATTCAAATTACAGCTTTAGAATCTGCTCAATATCTGGTGCATAATACTTTGATCTTAGGATCAGGTGCTATTAGTACACCATTTAGTGATACGTAATAAATAATTAGTGTGGGGCTTCGGCCCCACATATAAATTTTAAGGAGAAAAAATATGAGTTCATTTTCAAGTGACCAATCAGTAGCACACGCAACTGCAGACGCACAAATGGTTCCTGTAACACAAAGAGCTAGAGTAACTTCTATTCAAGCAGAAGGTGTTTCTAGTGCTAGTATCGTTTTAAAAAGTGGTGGAGCAGCGGGAGCTGTAATTGCTACTTATAAATTTGGAACAGAAGGCTTAAATATTCTGTGTCCTAGTTCAGGTATTTTATTTAAAGAAGGTGTTTATGTAGACTTAACGGACACACCTGGTGTTACTATAACCTTTACATAGGATAACTAATGGCCAATGTTACTTCAGGCACTACAACATTTGACAAAACTTTTTCAATCGATGAAGTAATTGAAGAGTCTTACAATAGATTAGGTCAGTTTGACATGAGCGGTTATAATTTAAAAACCGCAAGACGCTCACTTAATATTTTGTTTCAAGAATGGGGTAATAGAGGTCTTCATTTTTGGGAAGTAGCTAATACAAATATTACTTTAGCAACTAATCAAAAAGAATATAAAATTTTCAGATCTACTGCAGATGGTAATTCAAACGGAATTACTTCAACTCTAACTGCTGCTATTACTTCTACAACCGCTACAACTGGAATAACTATTGCATCAAAAATTAATATGCCTGATTCAGGAGCAATTAATGTTGGTTCAGAAAATATTTCTTACACTGGATTTGATTCCTTAGAATTGACTGGCGTAACAAGAGGAGTAAATGGAACTACAGCAGCGACTCACTTAAATGCAGATGTTATAACAAATTTTGTAAATCAAGCTTCTGATATTTTAGAAGCTTCTTTTAGAAATGCTTCTAATGTTGATTCTCCTTTAGAAAAAGTAAATAGATCTCAGTACCAAGCTTTGTCTAATAAAACTGCAACTGGACAACCTTCACAATATTTTGTTCAAAGATTTATAGATCATATTTTAATAACTGTATATCTAACTCCAAGCGCAACTCAAAACGGAGATTTTATAAATTTTTATTATGAAAAAAGAATTCAAGATGCAGGTGCTTACACTAATGCAACAAATGTTCCTTTTAGATTTGTTCCTTGTATGGTTGCAGGTTTAACTTATTATTTAGCTATGAAATATGCACAACCAAGAATTCAAGAATGTAAATTAATATATGAGGATGAATTAAAAAGAGCTTTAGAAGATGATGGTTCATCTGCTAGTGTATATATTTCACCTAAAACTTACTTTCCAAGTATCTAATTATGAGCAACACAGCTAGAGGAAAACATGCATTATTTATTTCAGACCGAAGTGGTTTGCAATTTCCCTATACTGAAATGGTTAGAGAATGGAATGGATCTAGAGTTCATACTTCTGAATACGAACCTAAACAACCTCAATTAGAACCAAAACCTTTTACTGCTGATCCACAAGGATTAATGCATCCAAGACCAGACAGATTAGAACTACCTACAGGAGATTTTTTAGTAGTCAACCCTATCACCACTGGAAGCGGTGGTACTTTTACAACTTATGTTATTGATCAACCTAATAGTGGAATAAAAATAAATGATGCAGTAAGATTAATGAGTATTCAACAACCTTTATTATCCCTTACAACTACTCTTGAAAGAAGTATTCAAGAATTAGAATTATCTACAACATTAGCAACGGATATAAATGCTACGACTCAAACTCTGACTGTTACAGATAACCTTGGTTTTATTTCTACTGGAGGCTTTATAATGATTGAAAAAATTAATTCTATAAGTGGACTATATGAAAATGAAATTATACAATATGCAGCTTATAATTCTGGAACAAAAACTTTATCGGGTTTAGTTAGAGGAACTAATGCACCGTTTAGAGGACAGACTCCTAAAAACACTATTGCAAGCGATCACGATGCGGGAGCAAATATTTTTGGAACAAGAAATGTTGTTTCTTTAAATACCACAACTTCTCCAAGTGGAGGTCAGCCCTCAACAGTCACTAATCAAAACGGCTATAATTTACCTGCTACAAGTCCAGGTACTTTTTTAGTAGATGGCTATGGCCCAGGTGGAGGAAATGGTTGTATTGCCGGTCCTTTAAATGTTAATATAACGGATGGGAGAGCTTAATAAATGACATACGCAGAATTAGTACAAAAAATTAGAGATTATACAGAAGTAGATTCGAATGTTTTAACTTCTACTATTATAGATGGTTTTATAAGTGATGCTGAATTTAGAATTTTAAGAGAAGTAGATTCAGATAATAATAGAAGATATTCAACAGCTTCATTAGTTTTAAATACTAGATTTATAGATACTCCCGACAATTTATTGGTAGTTAGATCAGCTCAAATTGTGGACTCTGATGGTACAGCCGCAACAGACAACAGAGATTTTTTACAGTACCGAGACACTAACTTTATGGCTGAATTCAACCCTACGGGCTCCACAGGGGTTCCTAAGTACTATGGTTACTGGGATGAGGGCACTTTAGTTTTTGCTCCTACACCTAATGCTACTTACACAATTCAGTTAAATTATATCTTGAAACCTACTGGATTATCGGCTACTAATACAACTACATATTTAAGTTTACAATTTCCCAATGGCTTATTATATGCCTGCCTAGTTGAGGCTTACGGTTTCTTAAAAGGACCTATTGACATGTTACAGCAATATGATAAAAAATATGTTGAAGCTGTTAAAGGATTCTCAATTGAACAAATGGGAAGACGAAGACGGGATGAATACCAAGCAGGTGTTCCTCGAATAGGAAAACAATAGGAGAAAAATTTTATGGCAATAACACAAGCAATAGCAAACTCATTTAAAAAAGAATTATTAGATGGAGCTATGAGTTTTAAACAAACAGGTGGTGACACTTTTAAAATAGCTCTTTATATTTCTACAGCAACTTTAACTTCAGCAACATCAAATTATATTACAGCGGGAGAAGTATCAAACACTGGACAATACGCAGCCGGTGGAGGAGCTCTAGTTAATTTAGGAACTTCTATGACTGCAGGTGTCGCAAGATGTGATTTCAATGATAGATCTTTTACTGGAGTTACATTAACAGCTAGAGGAGCTTTAATTTATAATACAACAGCAGGTTCAGGGTCTAGTACTACTGATGCAGTTTGTATTTTAAATTTTGGAGCAGATAAAACTGCAACTTCTGGTACGTTTACAATTCAATTTCCAGCCCCAACATCAACAGCAGCGATATTAAGAATATCGGGCTAGTAGGAGGTAGACTCCTATGGCGGATAAATCATATACAGTCACCGTAGCAAGTGGTAATCTTTATGGTGGAGGTACAGGTAATGTATTCTATCTAGATGGCCTAAGAAATTCTACAGGACCAGGAACAATAGATTGGGTTCCTGATTCATCTTTACGTTTTGAACAAAGTAACGCTTCAAACAATAATCATCCTTTAATATTTTCTACTACAACCAGTAAAGATCAGTATTTAACTTCTGGTGTAACATATTATTTAGATGGTGCTGTTACTTATTCTCAATACACAAATACAACTACATTCAACGCAGCCACAACTCGTTATGTAGAAATCACTCCATCCTCTTTTACAGATTTTTATTATTTATGTTATGTGCATGGTATTGGCATGGGTGGTATTATGGATATGGTTGTTAATTCATGGGGAGCTCACACTTGGAACCAAGGAGCTTGGGATCAAAATCAAGATTTAACAGTTTTTGTTACTAATCCAAATAATGTTGCCTGGGGTAGAGATACTTGGGGCTTTGGTGATTGGAATAATGGCGAAGCCATGAGCATGAGTTTAAACAACGATGGAATTATTGTTACTGGTCAAGTAAATGTTGGTTGGGGTTCTGATCAATGGGGTATTGAAACCTGGGGTGAATCCGGTAATTTACATGCAGTAACAGGCATAGCTATGACTATGTCTGAAGGACTTAGTGGTGTTTCTATAAATGGAGATTCAAGTTTAATACTTAATAGTCAAGCAGCTACGATGGCC